CTTGGTTTCAAGTACGGCAACTCTATCCGTAGGTGCTACCGTAGGTACTACATCAGGTGCTACCGCAGGCACTACAGGATTTGTTTCTGGCTTAGGAGGCGTTGCAATACCTGCACGCTGGTCTTCAATCTCTTTAGACACAGTTACTTGATTAAGTACCGCCCTAGATGCCTCCTTTACATCATTTTGTTTTTGTACGAGTGCTTCAAAAGCGTTTTCATTAACTACTCTACCTCCACGAATAATCCACCCTCCATTAGCTTCGTCTCTAAGGTCAATAATATTACCTGCTAAGTTTCTGACAATAGTCTTCTTTGACATGTGTCCTGATACATTTATATTTCCCATATATTAAAATATTTAATAACTATTTAATAACTAAATTATTAATTAATTATATACCTACTAAATTAATATACAACAAACAAAAAACCGCCCATAAGGCGGTTTCCTGTTTTTTGCTTAGAGTCCAACTGCGAGTGAGTGTGAGCGAATCTTAACTGCTGAATCGTCTCGGTTCTCAACAACACCGTAACATAGGTCGATGGTAACAAGGTCGCCAAGGTACTCATGAACGTATGACTGCTGAACGCGTACTCCCTGTGAGCCAACCATTCCTTTCACTGCCTTAACTGGCATTGAGAGGCGTGCCCAGTGGAAAGTATCCTTATGAGCGAGGAGGTTCAATCGAGCACTGTTTTCACCTACTGCACCTGCACCGAGCGGTACTGCTGGAGAAACAATAACTGGAATTGAGTAAAGAGCACGAGTAGGAGCCTTTGAACGTGGAAGTTCAGTCGAAGTATTCTGCCAAAGTGTCATCTTATCGATAGAACCAATCTGTCGATAGAATGTGTTTGGGTGAAACACGAACGCTGTATCTCCGCCGTATACTGGAACACCTGCTGTTTCAAGAACCGCGATAGCCGCAAGGAGTGAAGAGTCTGCAATGTTTGTTGAAGCAGTTCCTACTATGTTAGTAGTAATACCTGTGAACAATGCTGCAATAGCGTCTTCCAAATCCTGTGCAACTTCCCAAGCACCACCCTTTGCAATCTTGTCCTGGAGGTAGTAGCTCTTCTTGAGCTGTGCTGCTTCTCGGTCTTCGATTACGAATGACGCTTCTTTCCATGTTGATACATCAAGAGTAACTCGTGTGTATGTAGGTGAAGAAAGAGTAACCTGTGCATTAACAACTTTGCTACTTGTTGAAAGAGCAGAGAGGTTAGGTGTGTAAATTGCTGCTCCGCCGTCTACAAGTTCATCTGAGCGGTCGATGAAAAACTCTGCGAGTAGGAGGTTGTATCGGAAGTAGTCGTTAATCTTCTCTCCCCAAATGAGAGGAATATCAACTGACAAATCTCCGCCATTTCCACCTGTAAAACCATCAGTTCCGAGTGCCATATGTGTTTAAATTATAGTCCGTTCTGTTCTCGCCACATAGACTTGTGTTCTGCATCTGTTAGGCCACCAGACTTAAAGTCTTTAGATTTCTTAACAGAGCTTGAACCTCGTGAAGCAGGTAGGGAAGTCTTTCGAGATTCCTTATCCTTTACTTCTTTGAGAGCGATGAATATCGGGTCTGTTTGACAGTCAAGCATGGGTTTACCACGCAACTTGGCGATAACTTTTAGTTCGCTTAACAGTTCATCCGACATTCCACCAGCTTTCAAGATACGAGCGTCTACCGCGTCATCAGAAAGGGGTTGAGTAATAGTCTTAGCAGGTTCAATCTTATTGCCTCGAAGGGTTCTAAGATCGTTCTCTGCTTTCTTTGCTCTAGCAAGAACTTGATTAAGCTGTGAACGAGGAACAGTATCCTCTGCAACTTCTTCATCTTCTTCTATAGCTGGAGTTTCAACAGTCTCCCCCTCTGTAGTATCTTCAATCACTTCTGATTCAGGAATTGTGCCGTCCTGTGGCTTGATGTCTGTTTGGGACATTTTTTATTGACGGTTCATGCCTCACGTCTGGCGTTATTGATAGGTTATGCTTTACTATCATGCTGATAACAAGATAATTATAGCAGTGTCAATGGTCGGATTATCTAACGTATTATCTTGAATAGTTTTTTACTTTAGGATTCTGTATCGCATTACGTTCTGCAAAGTGTTTTATATTGTTCTTGAATATGCCCTGATATGTCTTTAGGAGGCGGTTTAATTCTTCTGCATCAATCTTTTTATTTTGCTTGATTGGTTTGTTCTCCTGTTCTTTCTGGTACTGCATATATAATATCTAAGTTTTCAAATGCCTTGTTTATAATATCTTTTGCGTCTGCTATACCTGACACATCCTTTCTTGTTAGTACCATCTCACTTGCATATGTAGCAACAAAGTAATTAAGGTAGTTTAGAACCTCTGTTCGTGTATTCTTATCTCCATTGAAACGACTTAGTATGTCCATTAAGGAATTAGTTTAGAGGCATCATGTGATGAACGATTCCTTGCTACAACACCAGCTTTGATGTTAATTGATTGCTGAATTGAAATAGAACGATTTGTTACACCTGCATATATCGCCATGGCTTCTTGTGTGCTTCTTGGGTTTGCTGTTGTGCCAGCTAATATGTTTGCACAAGCTTGCTTGCTTCTGTTTGTAGTACCAGCTAAACGATTAAGTTCTATTTGTAGTCCCATATTATGCGGTTGGTTGAGCTGGTAAAGGCATCTGCGGAACTTGCTTCTGATTAAGTAGTCCTGCTGAAACTGATGTACCTGATTGTTCGATAATCATACCCATAACTGATTTGATGAACGGATTTTCCATAGCTCCGTATGTTCCCGTTTGTGGGTTAAATGTAGCTGATACTGTTTTTAGAATACCATCAAGTGATTGCAGGATAGCTTGCTTGTTCTTCAATTCACCTGTGATGTTGGCTGTAATTTTACCCTCCACATCAAGGAACTTAGCAGGAATAATAATCTCTCGCTTCTTTCCGAACTTAGATAGACTATCTTTTACACTTTGCTTATTAGCATTGTCTTCCTCTGGAGTAAGTGGATTAGCTTCAAGGAGTGCTTTGATAGCAAGTTTCTTTCCTTCAAAGTTTGCTACAGCTTCGTCAATCATTGCAAGCTCTTCTTCTGTGTACTCTGAAACAAGATTATGGTCTTTGATTATTCGCTTCTTTACCTCTGGCAATATCCAGTCATTAAGGATTTCATTCTGAAAGATACCCATCTCTTCTCGGCGGTATTCAAACGGAGAGTTTGCTACTTGATTAAGGAGAGCAGTCTGTGAGTACGGAGTACCTGCTGTTGGAGCTTCGCCTGTATTAGCGTCATATGTTGATGAGGCTTTATTGAACTGCACATCCCATAGGTTAATTATGTTCTCAAGTTGCGGTAGTGCTGATGGGGAAAGGTTTAATGATGAGATAGTCTTACCGTCTTCAAGCTCAAAGATATGTCCACTCTTGATACCTGTGATAGCGTTACCTGATACTTTCTTTGATGTGGTGGTTAGAATTACCTTACCAGCAAGCTCCATAGCGTTCTTCATAGAAATCATTGAATCGTTTGTCCATACCTGTGCTTCAAATCCATCCTCCCATATACCACGACCAAGAGCACGCCCTGGAATACGCTCCCATTCAAGATACTTATATTTATCTTTAATATTTTTTATCGTCTCGTAGTGAAGTGAAAACTTCTTGCTACCTACTACTGCAATATAGAAGCAAAAGGTTTTATACTTATACTGCTCTCCGTCTTCGTTACCTGGCTCGTATGATTCAGGAAAACTACCCGTAACCTCTTTGACTTCAATCTTTGCTGGCTTGCCCTTGTTAGCCTTTGCACTAGCCTTTAGTACCTCCTCTAAGTTATCCCATTCCATGATAGAGAAATCACTAGGTGAAATGAAATGAGTTTCAATAATAGGATTATCGAGTATGTTAGCAGGGTCTACATCAACATTCTTCCAGTCTATTACTTCAACATCAATACCCTCGCTATCCTTATATTTCTTTACAATAACACCTCCGTACTTTGCTCGTGTGTAGCCTTGTTCGTTAAGAGACTTAGAATAGTTAATCTCTTTTAGGAACTCAAACATCTCACGGTTGATGAGCATGGTCTGTACGCTAAACTTTAATGAGTCTGCTTCAAATCGTAAGTCTTTAAGGTCAAGGTCTGTTGCTACTTTAGCTGTGGTTACTCTGTAATTGCCGATATTATAAAAAGGTTTCTGTCGCCCTAGCTCGTCTTTATCTCCAGATTCATAAGTGCTATTAGCATACAGCTCAATAGTTGTAATTGTTTGCTTGTGATTGTGTTGCAAGCCGTCAGTTATCTGCACTGATTCGCTATAAGCATCTACAATATCATCGAGTTCTTTTACAATTTTATATTCCATTGAGTGAATTATACCCAATTAAATGGTCGGATTAACGAGATAGATTTATATTACCGTTATTCCTTTGCCTTTGTAAATCATATATTTCCATTTCTGTTAGCTCAACAGGTTTGTGATATGTTGCATAGTCTTTCATCTGCCATGCTATTGCAAGGGCCACCAAGAGGTCAAAATGCCTTGTGGTTAAACGTGGGTCATTCTCTTGGTCTATAAGGTCGTTTCGTGTGTAACTTTTACACTCGTCTATCAGAGCCTTGTCGTTTAGTTGTAAGTGTCCATCTTCAATAGCCTTAGTTAATGCGAATAACATTTTAGACTTAGATATTGGGTTGGTGTGCCATCCATACTCCTTAGCCTGTGTGAAAGAGATAACAGTATCTTTTTTAGGCGTGATGAATATATCTGCCTCTAATTGTCTTAGGCGTGCAATGGTAGTGTGTCCGTGATTATTCTTTTCAGGTGCTACTAGGCAATATCCAAAGTTATGTGACTGTCTTCGTATCTCATCACCAAAGACATCTGGTCTTATAAGGTTATTGGAGAATGTTGCAACCACCTGTGCAGGGAACTGTTCAAAGTCAATGAAGACTGATGTCGAACTATCGAGTCCTACACCTCCAGCTACATCATGTCCTCCTGCATACCTATGTGATGGATTAAACTCTTTAAATATCTTTAGCCCCGCTATTTCTTTGATAGGTTGTAGTACAGTTTGATTATCAAGGCTCTCACGGTCAAATAGAACATCTAAAGATGCACTAGGTTTACAAAGACGTTCACCCTCAAAGTCATCATCATCTTGTTTCATCTGTTCAATATCAAGCAATGAATACCTATCGGCCCACGTAAGCACACCCTCATCTGTAATGATTGGAATGATTAGAACCACCTTATTGCTACTTTCTTTTACTACTAGTGTGTGTACGTTGCCTTGCTCTGAAATGTAGTTACATGTGTATATACATGAACCACCCTTAGCTAGTCCAGTGCGAGCTTCTTCCATGTTAGCGAATATAGCTCTTGTCGTTACTGCTGAACGTAGAGTTGTACGGTTCTCAAAATCTTCATACCAAACAAGGTCGGGTCGAGCGTCTTCCTGTAATGCTCCACGTTGATCTGTACCTACTGTGTCTGAGATAACTTTAACACCATGGCTAGTAGTGAATGAACCCATAGTCTTTTCACGTTTAAGGTCTGTCTTTTGAAACACCTCTGGGTACATTACAGAAACCCTTCGGAATACAATCATGTTGTATATGTCAGTTACTATCTGTTTAGAGTTAATGACATCGGCTGAAAGAACCCTTATATACCGTCTAGAATGCTCCATGTCGTTTAGAATACAGAAAGCTATAAGTAACTTAGTCCTTGCTGTTTTAGACGCACCTCGAAAGGCTATGTCTACGAACGTATTTATCTGGCCTCTATATACTTTTAGATTGTTAGTATCTATATCCTTATGAAACCCTGCATCTTTAGACTTAAAGTATTGGGGAAAGAAGTACCGCGACCATAGGTTAAACTTGAGTATTACCTTTTCGTTAGAGTCTGCAATATCAAAAGAGAATAATGCTCTTACGTCTTTTATGTTATTACTGCTTAGAAGCTCTTGTATTGTCATCAAGGAATGTGTCTAATACTATACCTATTTTATCTTTAGATTCCTTATCTGGTATAAGGTCTTTACCATCTGCACCTGTTTGTTCAGTACGTTGTGCAAACTCGTTCTTTGCTTTACGTTCCAAGTACCATGTAGACAATGCTTTGTCTCCTTGATTTATACCAGTAGCTACGTTGTTTCTAGCCTGATACTTCACCATATCTTTAAGCTTCTCCTTTCTCTCCGAAAACTCTGGATTTTCTTGACAATATAAATATAATGTGGACATCGCTATATCTGCGATAAATGTGGCTTCGCTATCACTTGCACCTACTAAAAAAGCCTCCTCTAATTTTTGGATAGTCACCTCGTTCATTGATTTTGGTCTTCCTCCTGGCATATTGTTTAATCTTATTATTTAATCTTATTTTAATTTGCTATATTAAAAGGTATTTTTGCGTATATATAATTTATCTGACTTAGTGGCAAGTTTAGTTCCTTTGCTGTGTCCAAGGAAGTAGCACCTTGTTGCTTTCTTAATTTTACCACATCAAACATAAAACGTATATGCGTTATTCTTAACACACTACATTCTTTTACTGTTATAGTCCTATGTTGTTTTCTTCTATCAAAAAACACATTTTCCCATATTGTTGTTTGCCCTACTTCAAACATTTCTGCTAACTGACGTTTAGTGTATCCACTTCTTCTAAGTTTCTTAGCTTCTTTTATTTGACTTAAAGTAAGCAGTCTCGACATAGATTATATTATACAACTACTTATTAGGTTTCGCAATAACATACTTTCCCTTGCTGTTCTTAACCTTAGTCTTTCCGTTTTCCATATCTACAACTCTTTGTCCCTCCATTAGGATATTGGTAATAGCAAAAGGGTCAGTCATTAGCTTATCAAGACCTTGGGATAGTTTCTTACGAACTATAGAAGTTTCAAGATCTTCTTTAATCGCTACGATTGTATCTCCGTTAGAATTGGTTACTACTATGTATAGTTCTCCTAATGTCATTTCTTTATTTGTATTAAAACTTTAACTATCTTTTCATCATCACTTATTACTATCTGGCCCATATCTTTTAATTGATATAGCTCAA